GTTTCCACTTGATCCACCATCAACTTATACAGCGTATTAATAACCTTTTTCTCGGTTTTTTCATTAATAATGGGAATATCCACATTTGCATTGACTTTACGCACAAAATCTTGCTTAAAGTCATTGTCGTTTAAAAGCTCCACTAATGATCCCAACAGAATCTCCTTGCTTGCGTTTTCCATGATTATATACTCCATTAAGAAATAATTTTTTGTTGTGAAACGAATTCCTGAAGCATATACAAAAATACGCCAATCATCGCTAAACGTCCATTGGACAACTCCTTCGTCGCCTTGGTAATATCCAGAGTGGTATATGGGTTAAGCTTACCTGGCTGCGCGTCATCTTTTAGTTCAAATAGGCGTTTACGAGGAGGCTTGTACAACGACGTCATACGAGCGACTTCAAATAGCCCCATGGACGCAAGAGCCGCGTCATTGAGATCACCCCCCGATTTACTCAACACATCAATGGCCAGTTGATCTGGGTGAAGCTTGTCCAATACCGGCAACATAATCGCGGCGGTCATCGCAATGCGCCCGTGGTGGATTTCCGCTTCGCGCATATATTGAAGTGTCTTTTCATCACAGTTTGTGGTGACCCCAAGAGGATCAAAAAAACCCAAAGGAGCAATGTCGCCATAAAAATCAAAGCTTGGTGTTTCCGGCTTCACTGCTGCCCCCGAAGAAGCAGGTTTAGAAGACTGAAAGGCATAAGTAGTCCCAAAAAAAGGAAACATCGTAGCAATAGCAGTGTAGAAAGAGAAAAGGTTCATGATAGTATATACTACATATTACATTTAATCTTTATATTAATTTTACCTTTTATATTATATCATAACTGACGTGGTTTTCTTCATTTATGAATAAACCAATGAAACCATACGATTCCTACCAATCCACTGAAAAACGGCATCGCCTTCCGTAAATCCTTCGTCGATAACCCGAAATGTTCCTTTCCCTTATACTTGACAAAATAAAAGAGAAAACTGAAAAAGTACATCACCAACACCGTTTTAGAGACAAGACTCCACCCGCTAAACCGATCCAATTTTACTAAATTATAGGACCATACTCCCCGAAGCGCATAATTGATACTAATCGCACACAAACAGGTTAAAATAAAAATGAAACAATGCGTGGTTTCCTTAAAGGTATAATCCTTAATGTACATGAACTCTCCAAACACCAGGAAAATAATCATAAAATGCGAAAAGAAATTGTAAAACGGCAACTGATGAATCTCCAAATGTTGTTTCGGATACAGAAAATAAAAATATAGCACACTGATGGTGAGGGCCAAGGGGGCAACCATCTTAAAGTAGGGTTCTGATTTACAGTTCATTAACGCCAAAAAGAAATAGAAAAACAATAATACTAGAGTATGGTGAGTAATTTGTGAGAAATACCAACATATTTTGTCTACAGTGGTGTTGTCATGAATGGGCTTCCCATAATACTCCCCTGCGGTGGGGAAAAAATCGGAATAATTATCCTTCAAATGAAAGGCAGATAAAATACTCAACACAATGGTGATACCTAGAAAAGCTGTACTAATGAAATAAAACGGGGTGCGTTCATTGATGAACGTGATGGGAACCCGTTCTTGAAAGTTTTTCAGAATCAATGCCGCGGTCGTCATATACTTAATCTTATGGTCCTATTATATTCTTTTTTATCGAACCCATTAATTCATTGAGGATCGTTTTATATTCAATGGTTTCCAAAGAAGAAGACTTTTCGTGATTGTTTTCCACAAATATAACCCAATCATTAGGAATGTAAATGACCGTATTTTCAAAACATTCCAAACATGGAATATGTTCATGATCCTTGACGTATTGAATAATAGAAGGAGACGTTTCTAATGCATCCTTTTGTATAATATTGTCTCTGTATTTTGGATGAATAAAGGATATTTTTAGGTTCCCTTTTTTTACAATATAAAAGTTCGAACTAGTGCTATGTGTCAAAAAAGGCAAATGACATTGAGTCCCTTTTTGGATCTGATAAATACACTGAAATGCCTTGAATCGTGTGTATGGTTCCAATAATCTTATTTTTTCATAGTCTTTTTCATACTTTGTATAGTGCTTTGTTTTGTCTCTTTCTTTCAATGAAGATTTCTTATGTTTTTCATTAATGTGTTTCCCATTGAAATAAAAAGGAAGTTTCAAAAACGTTTCCCGGTGAATTGCATTTCGAGTCAATTCTTTTTCAAACAAAAAGAAATCATTCTGTTGATTTACTTTCATTTCCACATAAATAACAAAATAGAGAATCAATAATACGATGAAAAAAAACAATTCAAACCACATGGTATACTATGTTTTTCCATTATTAAATACTTTTATTTTGAACTTATGAAACGACTACATTTTCTAAATGGTCATAATGATCTCCTTCATATTCCGAGAAGTCTTCATCTCCGCCGCTCTCGTCGTCGTCGCTTATTTTGGGAGCAATGTAATAGCGTATTTCAATAGAGTCGTCCAAAATGTCCACCTGTATTGGTGCATCGGGGCGAACCTTTACTGTCAAGTTCTTAAATACGTGGTGTATTTTTGTAATGTATGATATATACTTTAGTGACACCTTTGTTTTGAGCTGCAAATCATCTTCGATAAGTAATTCTTCCATGACACTGTGAGGCAATTTCAAGGTATATTTTCCTTCATCACCATAGGACTTCATATAGATATTTTCTTGATAACACACAAACTCCATATTTTCACCAAACAACAGCATCTCACTTACGTATTTGTCAAATACTTTCGTATTGATTTCAAACTCTACGCTTCCTTCCATGTTCTGGGATTCCAACACATCTTTTTCAATATCCACCAAGTTTAATTCAAATATTTTTTCACTCTTGTCTGGATACTGAAATTGAATGATTAGTTTTTCATTTTCCGTGTACATACAAAGGGTCGTTCCAGGGCTGTATAATTGGAGTATTTTTACCATAACATTCGACAGAAAAGAGAATGTTTCTCCCGACCCTTCTTGAGGATCGCACTCATACAAGTCAAACCATGACGATTGAATCGTCGCATTCATTAAACATACTTGACTGTCATCCATAATTTGAATGAATACGTCATCAACACGACTACATATGGTTGTATAGGAGTTCAAACATTTCATGACCTTCAGTATTTCGATCCATTGTTGTGCCTTGACGGATTCGGTAATGATAAGTTTCATGGTGTTGTGTATGAAACTTATCTTGCTTTTCCTAAATCAATTTTTATTTCTTTTTATTTTTTTTTATATTACCTCCGAGTTCAAGGTTTCGGAAATCTCACTCGCAGATTGTAACTGAGATTCCGACGATGCTCCCTCTTCCTTTTGCATTGCTTTCTTCAACTCCATACATTGGAGATTTGTCTCCATCGCAAAGGTCTGTACCTTGACAATATGCTTCTTGATATCATTCAATTGTTTCTCCATGGACTTTACCTTGTCTCTGAAATATTCTATATTTGTATCATCCAATGTGAGAGAGTTCAATTTCTCGTTGATCGTTTCTTCTTGTTGCTCCACGGTTGCATTTAGATTCGTACATACTTCGGTTAGATTTTGAAGCACCTTGTCGTGATTTAACAACATGGCGCCGGGATTGATTTTTTGCGGAGGGGCTGCAGGGGGAGAAGCAGAAGCAGTACCCCCATTGGATCGTGTGGATACTGGAGGAGGAAGTTGATTGGAAGACGACGACGAACTCTTCGAATTCCCTGGGGCCGCACGACGACGGCGGGCGGAAGCAAGAGCGTGTGCACCACTCATATAAGAATTATAGGATGTCTATATCCTTATGTTTATATTGTATTTTTTGTAATCCAATGAAAATATCTCTATCTTTATGTATAGAATGCCTGATCCAAGAGACAAAGCCCTATATGAAAAGATAAAAAAGAAAATATACAAACAGATTCCAAAGCATAGTGCGTATCGAAGTGGGATTGTTGTCTCTACTTATAAAAAGTCATTCAAGAAAAAATACGGATCCCGAAAAAATCCATATAAAGGGGAATATACACGTAAACAAGGATTGGGGCGATGGTTTGACGAAAAATGGGTGAATCAACGCGGAGAAATCGGGTATGAACACAAACATGATATTTATCGCCCAAGCAAACGAATTACAAAAAAAACACCCACCACCCATAAAGAATTAACCGAAAAGGAATTAAAACGAGCACGAAGTGAAAAATATCGAAAAGGGCGTGTGAAACAATTCAAACCAAAAGGGGGAAAACGAAATAGCCCCCCCGAATTCAATCCCAATTTGTCTCCACGTGACATATTTAAAATGGGGAGTTTTGGGGGGACCTATTGGCGCCCTATTTATTCTGGCGTTCTTAAGAAAAAATTGGAAAATGTTCACAAAGAGTATCCCAAATCTTGGTGGAAAGATATTCCCGAAGAACACTTAAGTAGCCCAGATTACGATAAAAATGTAAACAAATACAAAGTAAAAGTCGGTACGACTTTAGAGTTCTGGGAATCCAAACAATGGATCCACCCCGAAAATCCCTATGGATGGATGCATTGGTACTGTGATTATTATAGGGGCAAACGTGGACCCGATGACGAGAGACAAATCAAACGGTGGAGCGCGCTTGCTGGCCCCAAAGGGAGATTTATGCGTTTTTTAGTGACACAAATACTCAAGAAAAAAGCAAAGTGGAACGACGAATCCATCAGTCCCAAAATCCGCCAGGTCCTTCAACATTGGGGGTATGCGTTGACCAAAGCCGATTTTGATCGCGAAGTGAAACGTCGAGAGAAATCATCGCGGTGAATCCATTTGAATTATTATTTGAATGTAGTATATAAATGATAATGGATCGTACATTACAAATGCACCTCTATTTTGGGGGTATGATTATCGCCTATAGTGTCGTAATATATCATGTATATCATTATTATGATAAAAATAATTGTATCTCCAACATCATATGCAATACACAACTACGATACGATATTTTATTGGGCATGCTTCTTATGGGAATATTTGTAATATTATATGAACAAAAACGCAATTGTAAGTGGAGTCAAGTATTCATATACATCCTTTTGTTATGCTTATATCTACTGCTATTTCTTGACGAAAAATCCATTCTTCATATAGTTCTTTCCTACATTATATTCTTGTGTATTCTTTCGTTCTTATATATTCATAAACACAAGGCCACCTTCCTAACGATATTGTTTTATATATACGTTGGATTCACATTGGGTGTTCCCTTCTTTCAATATACCCCCCTATTTTTTCATATAGAACTAATACTATTATTGTGCTTTGCGATCTATTATATCTATCTTCACTTTATTGATTCATGTCCATCTTAATCGCCGTGTGATATTTATATCCATCAATGACAAAATCATCCAATTCATAATCATCGATGTGTTGTCTCTTCTCTTGAATCGTCATCGTTGGAAATGGAAACGTTGTGCGCTTCAGTTGCGTACGCAACGCGGCCTCGTGCTCCTTGTAAATGTGCGCGTTTCCCAAATGATACACAAATTCATAAGGTTCCAAATCACAATGTTTCGCGACAAGAATCGTAAACGCCGCGTAAGACATGATGTTAAAGGGTACTCCCAAACCTACATCCCCGCTGCGCTGGTATAAACTACACGATAATTTGTTCCCCTGGGTCACGTGAAATTGAAACAATACATGACACGGAGGTAATGCCATTTCGTTCAATTGACACGGATTCCAAGCACTAATTATGTGGCGGCGTGAAGACCGCGTTTCCGGGTCTCGCAGATCCCGAAGCACTTGCGCCAATTGATCCACTCCTTTTCCATCGTACTCTTCGTCACGCGACGAATACGACGCATTGAAATGCCGCCATTGATGACCATACACGGGTCCCAAATCGTCTTCTTCATACGATAATCCGCGGGATTCCAGAAACTCCTTTGTTCCATTAAGATTCCAAATACCCACTTTCTGCGCTTTAAGAAGACGATTATCCGTATGTCCGCGAATAAACCAGATTAGTTCCTTTAAGCATGTTTTGACCGCTACTTTTTTAGTCGTTAAAATTGGAATCTTATTGTTTTCTAAGGAAAAATACATGGAGCTACCAATGGCGCAAAAGGTGTCTCCATTTCTACCATTTTCCACACTCCCTTCTTCCAGTAAATCCCGAATGAGAGCAAGATATTGTTCTTCTTCATGGGCATAGTTTTTTTGTACCAGTCGTTTTAACATTTAGGATATATACATTTATTTATTTAACTTTTATTTTTATTTCTTTTGATATATTAATTATGCCTGATTGTGTTGATCGCGAAACATTTGATGATGAATCGGATTCGTTTGTCACGGGAGGCAAAATGAACGTATCCCGCAACATGTCTTTTTTTGATTACATTTCTACCACTACCCCCAATGAAAAGGCTCAACTGTTAAATCTATTACAATACGGCGGTTTAACCATTTTGCCGATTATGATTGTATTAAAACTTATGAAGATGTACGTACCCAGCGAAGATCCCTTCAAATCGTCTACAGAAATTCTCGTCGAAGTCATCGTACAACTGGCAATTATCATCGTGGCTTTTTTTATCATTCATAAACTTGTGCTTTACCTACCAACTTACTCCAATATGGAATACGACAAGTTTAGTCTATTGTCCGGTATTTTACCACTCTTCTTTTTAATGTTTACCCTGGATACAAAAATAAGCGAAAAAATCACCATCTTGTTTGATCGTCTTTTATTTGCGATCGGTTTAAAGAAAGAACCCTTTGACGAAGAAGAAACATCAGAAGAAGGTAAAAATGGGGCGCGGGTCGGAGGGGGAACCACCACAAATACGGTGTCGCAAAGTGGATCTGGTAGTGGAATGGTAGAAGACCGTCTCATTGGTGGATTTCCTACGCAGCGTGAAGTCAACCCAACGATCACCCACTCCATGATGCCTCAAGGCGGAATGGGAGGAGGGGAAATGATGGGAGTCGAAGAACCTTTTGCGGCAAATAGTGTATTAGGCGGTTCTACTTTTTAAATAACACATAAAAATATAAATAGTGTATACTTATATCTTTATGGAAAACATTAGTTTAGACGTGACTCTTGATGAAATCATTCAAGAATTGGATGAAAAAAATCTTCTTTATTTAACCACAAGTAAAATCAAGGAATTGAAAAACAATGTGCTTCAAAAACTCTATTTGTCTCGTGACGATCTTCTTCATTATCATAAAGTACTCAAAGAATATCGCCACGTAGATGAAGTAGATGAAATCAAAATAGGGGGGTACATTCGCTGGTTTAATCTAAATAAGATTGAGAATCTAAAACTTACCTCCGGTGGATTTATTGTCGATATGCAAAATTGGAACGACGATATCCTGATTTTTTGTAAAAATAAATACAACAAGAGATTTTCTCTCATGCTCAATAATTGTATATTGTTTCAAAAAATCAGTTTACAAGAAAAAATACTCATCAAAATCATTGATTATGCATCCAAATAAGATATCGGCGATTGTACTCGTGTTTGACGACATATACGAATTTTGCGTTTTTTGGTTTTATCATATTTCATCTTTTTTTGATGCGATATCATGCGCTTTTTATGTAAAATGACTAAAATCTTCTTGAACCGTTCATGACAATCACAATTTGAAACGCACAAATTAGAAATAATAACCTTATTTACCTTTTTCTTTAATTGATGAAGATTCCCGGGTATTTTACATTTATAATACTGTAAAATGGATTTCAACTCACAAATCCGTATATTTTTGGTCATGGAAATCCTCCCTTTATATATATAGATATAATTCATGGTCCAAAAATCTATTATAATTGATTTTGACCATACGATTGGATATTTCAATCAACTCATCTTCTTAATCAACATTATCGAAAAAACCTATTTGATGTCGTTAAACGAACAGCAGATTCATAGCCTTTTAGATTATTTTCCATTGGTATTTCGCCCTAAATTATATGATATTTTTGAATTAATATTATTATATGAAAAAGACAATCAACTCACCTTCTTTATTTTATACACACGAAATAATAAACCCCATTTTGTAAATAGTATTGTACATTACTTGGAACAAAAACTAAAGGAAACGTTCATTTTTCATCATATTTTATTTGAACCCACCAAAGTAAAACAAATTGATACCATCATTCCATACATACAGGATAAACAAACTCATATTCTCTGTTTCATTGACAATACCTATTTTGATTATAGAGACAAAGGGATACACACCAAATACATCAAAAGTGAACATTATGTGTATGAATATAACATCCAAGACATCATTACTCAGTTTCCATTTCACCTATTTCAAGATATAAATGACTCCTTGTTGACTCTGTATTTTCAAAATCAAAAAAAGAAATACAAGAAAAAGCGCATGCTGCCCTATGCCATGTACGAATTAAACTCCTCCTTTATGATTCAATCCATCCGAGACTTTATGCAATCTCAATATGTATTATAAATATCCAAGGTGCGCGCGCTTGCATCATGGGCGTGCTCCACATATTTAGGCATCCAAAAATACGGAATAAGAGTATCGCAGCATTCGGGAAACGTTTTACGGAAAATATAGCGATAATATTGCTGCTCTTTTGTTTGGGGACTCATATGATATAGATCATTTCCATTGATCTCTTCCAACGATATCCCCTCTACATAATTCTGTAAGATCTCATACCATGAGAGTTCCTTTTTACTTACCCCATCACTAAACGCCTCTTTTTTGCGCCACAATACATCTTGAGGCAACAAATCAGGGTCATATAGTTCAATGGCCTTGCGGATGAAATACTTTTCACAACGATGTTCTCCCTGAAGGTGGTTGTGATTCCGATATTCCATGGGAATACTCAGATAAAATCGCGTTAATTCTTTGTCTAGAAATGGGGTCCGTGGTTCAAGACCATGGCTGGATATAGATTTGTCCGAACGAAGGACATCAAAACGGTGAATGTCATTTAACAAACGCAACGTTTCGTTTTGAAACTCTTCGTCATTCGGGCAGCAATGAAAATACATATACCCACCCATGAGCTCATCTGCCCCATCGCCATTAAAAATAACCTTCGCCTCGCTGTTGTTGGAAATGTATTTACCAATATTCCAATTTCCAACACTCGCGCGCACCGTCGTCGTATCAAAGGATTCAATGTCATAAATGACTTGAGGAATAGATTGAATAAAATCTTCATGGCTCATCACCAATTCAACATGTTTCGACCCAATATGTTCCGCCACTTGTTTCGCATAGTGCAAATCTTCGCCGCCTTGTAAACCAATACTGTAGGTCTCAATTCCTTTTTTGTCTCTATAAAAACGAGCAACATAAGCACTAATCAAACTACTATCCAGTCCGCCAGATAACAAACAAGCAATATCTCGTTCACAATTCAAAACGCGCTTCAAAATCGCTTGTTGGAAGCGCTGCAGAAACGTATACATGTAATATTCCATGGTCTTTGTCTCCATGGGTTGATACGACAATGGAAAGAAATATCGTTCATGATGAATCTGTTTCCACATCTTGCCGTTTTGTTTGTATGACGCATAACATCCCGGTTGAAAAGGGCGAATATATTTCATAGACAGTTCGCCCAACAACAACGGCGCTACGTCTGATGCAAAACCAATGGTATTGTCCTCATACACACATTCATATAAAGGACGAACGCCATACGGATCACGGGCAACCAACACTTCTTTATTTGTCTCATCGTATAGAATCAAAGCAAATACTCCATCCAGAAAAGAGACACATTTTGGGCCATTGCGAGCGTATATACCCAATATGGCCTCACAATCGCTATGAGTCTTCGGTAGCAATTTTTGATTTTTAAAAATAGTAGTTGCATTGTATATTTCGCCATTACAGATCAACTGATGTGGTCCTTCCACTAATGGTTGATTGCTGATTTCATCCAGTCCATTGATCGCCAAACGATGAAATCCGAAATACAACTTAGGACATGGAGAAGAAAAAGACGAATATTCTGGACCCCGTTTTTGCCCCTTTTGACAAGCTTTTTTCATCGTATCTTCTTCCAAGGAACAAGACTCAGAGCAAAGCAAGGCATAGATCCCACACATAAATATATAATCATTTTGATTAACTTTAATTTATTTTTGTTATATATAGTATAATAGATGAATCATTCGCATCAGGTTTGTAATATTGAGTATGACAACGAATTAAACACCCGAATGAATAATCGGTATTTTCCATCACAAGAATTGGCACCGAACTTTGATCCTCGCCCCGTGTCTACCAAATATAGCCATTTTATGATACAAGATCCACCCAAAGAGTCGTCTGTGAATCTACGGGTATACCCGGAGTACCGTACCCACCAAGTATTTTACACCGGCACCGCGAAAGCACCCGTTCAACACGCATTACAACAAGTTGACGTCGAATCTGCTCTCGGAAATCGGTTCATGGCACTTCAAAAGAACGACCATGCCTTTTACATCCCCCCTTTGCAATCGGATTTATACAATCATACTTCTTCTTTAAGAGACAAACCAAAAACAACCGAGCTAGTGTTTAATCCACCCATGGTGAAAAATGTAGATAAATGTAATTTAGCACCACGCACATTTAATAACTCGACACGATACAATTTAAAAAATCTGAGTATATAAATTATTATATATTATGACGTTATACAAATGTGAATGTTCTTTATGTCATTGTCATACAGGAAAAGAAGTGACATATTGGAAAAAAACGAGATTATTCACACAATTGAACAAAGAGATATCATGGTATCGTAGTTCCTGGTTTTGTAAAAGAGGAATATTAGATGATCGTTATTTTATGTATTATATATGGGGTTCTCAATATGAAAGTGATAATAAACCAACCACGCATTATATCGATATTCCCACTGTATATAAAGTTGGATTTTACATTCTTATGTTATTTGAGTTCAACATATAATAACATACAGATAAATAATTTATGATTACTATATATATATATGGAAGACGTATTGAGTCAAATATTAAAAAAAGAGCATTTGAAAACACGAAAACGAAAACCATTCCAACGGGCAAAATGTCATCCTAGAAACTATACAATCAACAACAACAATTCTTTAGGAAGATCGTCTTGTTTGGATGATAAAACACTTCGTTTGATGAAGCAAATATGGAATCGTCGTTATCCGGATAATCAGATCCGCACGAATCAACCAAAAAAATTATGGGAGAGTTTCAAGAATAATCTGGGACACTCTTGTAGTAATGAAATGTGTTGGATCGACAATACGGTGCAAAATGATCAAATGAAACGCAAAATCAAAAAACAAGCATTTGCTCCCAATTCTCCTCATTCTTGGTTGACGAATAAAAATGAATGGCTTAGCAGTAATGATATCACGGATGTCATGCGACAATATGAAGATGCATATGATCACTTTAAATTTTTCGGGCCATCACCTATCGATTTCGACGCGTTGGAATACAAAAACCATTGCGTTTGGCCAGAAATATGCCATTTTGATGTGGATAAAATGAGACAACAGAATAAAACCAATTTAGGATTCATCTTTAACACCGATGATCATTCGAAAAGCGGGTCTCATTGGATCGCCATGTTTGTAGATTTAAACAAAAAGCGTAGTTTCTTTTTTGATTCCAATGGAACAAGACAACCTCCGGAAATCACCAAGTTGTTGAAACGAATCCAAAAACAATGTATGGAGAAATGCAATATGAAGATGAAACTCGAGTCCAATCACCCGTTCGTCCACCAACACTCCAATACCGAATGCGGTATGTACTGTTTATACTTTATCGTGTCTCTACTAAAAAAAGCACATAGTATGAACTATTTTAAGAATAAACGCATTCCGGATAGTTATGTAGAAAAGTTTCGTAATATTTATTTCAATTCGTCCAATTACGTATAAATACTTCACTTTCATTTTCATTTAAAAACTTCCATGTATGATACAATAAAATTATACATGGAACAATATGATTCCTTTCTGACTCGTTTTAAGAAAGAGTTATGGGGTAAATGCATTGAACAACGAGTCTTTGATTATATTCCTCAAGACAAAGTTGAAAAAACAAAGGAAGTATTTGAAAATAACGTATTGAATTACCAAAGTCAGATCCTCCAACAAGAAGGACAAGGAAATATTGAGGCATTATATCCCATCTTGATTCAATCTATATCCAAGGATGTAGCATCTCTGAAACAAGTGTCAAGAGACAATTTGTCTCAACAAAAGCAAGATGTGTTTGAACAACAACTGGATGAAAAACAAAAAGAGTTTAATACTATGATGAACAAGGATGTTCCGCCCACTCCGCAATTTAGTGATGAAAAAAAGGAAGAACCTTTAGATAAAGATAATTTGGACGAACTAATTCAGAGACAAATGAAGGAACGCGAAAGTGTCATGAACTTGAATGTTGGCAATACCCAAAATACGGTTGTTTCGTCGGCGTCGCCTTTATCCCCCTCGTCAATCCCCGAGATGAACGTCGTCCCCACCGTGCCTGTACACCAGCCTCCGCCACCCAATTGGGCAAAAATAGAGGATCAATTGAAACTACAGTCCTCTATTTTACAACAAATATTACAATCCCAAATCGCTATTTTAAAGAAAATAAAATAGTAGAATATACTATAATATGAAACTCAGTAAACAAAAAATAAAAAATATCTTAATCATTGTTTTAAGTGTTTTTGTACTTGTTCCATTAATATACCTCTTTTTCGATATGAACCCCATTCAAGAAGGAATGGTAGAATGGAGCTGGGAAGGTCAAAGCACAAAAATGGATCGTGTAGATGTAAGTGGTATTGAATATAAAGAGGATGTTGAAGGCGTCAGTAATGAATATTTATATTGTATTGGGGGAAATGTGGTGTGTCCAAGTGGTAG